ATTCTTGACGCGCTCAGGGAACGGTTGCCCCGGTGTCCATGTGACGACATCTTCGTCGTCAAAGGCGTAGGACATTACTAAGACGTCAGTCGAAATATCCTGCGCGTAGTTGTAAACGCCCGCGACTGTTAGGTCGCAGGCGCTACGGGTTTCAAAGTCAACCCAGAGGGTCATCGCACTTATGCAGCGCGACGACGACGGCCCGTGGGGGCGGGCGCGGCTTCCTCATCAGCGGCGGGTTCATCACCATTCATGCTGACCCACTCCAACACTTCAAACACCGGCGTGTAGATACGGCCGTAGCTCTTGTGCGTGTAGTGGTCCTTGCCCAGCTTAATGATCGCCACCGGCTTTTCCTTGTCCTTGTCCACTTGCGTGGCGACAGCCACAGCCAGTGCCTGCACAGCCTTGCGGCCGCCGACGCTGGTGGTGGTAAAGCGCGCTTCCATGCCGGCGTCATCGCCGCTGATGCACTTGAGCGACAAGCCAGTCTGCGGCTCCCAGCCCTTCTTGGCGCCAGGCGGGGCTGGCTCCAGCTCAGGCAGCGGCTCGGTGACAGACACCAGCTTTTCGGCCAGCACTTCGCCGTCACCCCAAGCGATGAAGCCGTGGACGAACGAGAAGGGATTGACCGCCCAACGGGAGTCTTCTTCGGCCTCAGTCTGATCAGCACCGAAGACCCAGTGCCCCGTGCGGTCCATCTTGATGATGGCCGTGGTCGAGGCGCTGACATCGTTGGCGATGGTGCGAAGCGCGGTGGACAGGGAAACGACGGAAGGCAGGTTAGCGCCAGAGAACTTTACGAGATTAGACATACAAACTCCATTACAGTTTAGAAAGGGCCTTTGACAGCCCAATGAACGACTGCACCGCTGGCCGGGGGTCATCCACCGGGGCGAGCGTCGTACCTGACGACTCGGACTTGATCAAGTCCTCGGGCAGCTCGCTAAAGCGCTTTTTGAGCGCCTTCTCGGCCTGCGCCGGAGACATGATCGAAGTCTCGACGACGACAGATTCTTTCAGACCCATTTCCAAGAGTACCCTGCGGGCCTCCTCGTCATCGGTCCACTTGCGACGCGCTTGCTTTTGCACGATCTTGTAGCCGGGCACTTCAGCGCCCTTCTCAAGCATGCCAAACGCCAGCGCGCGCAGGTCTTTGATCCAGTCTTCCAAGAGGTCGGCATTTTGCAGGGCGCGACCTAACGTGTCAACATCCAAATTGATGATCTGCTGCTTGATCGCGCGCTCCACTGCGCCGTTCATCTGCGGGCAGATCGGCTTGGCCGCGCACCAGCGGCAGTGATCGCCCGTGACGATACGCGCATCAGGGCGCTGCGCCTCTTTGACCGCCGCGACCAGCTCACGCTCAAAGCGTTGGATGCGCTCGGGCGTCGTCGTCCAGCGCTTGATCACGGGCGGCTGCACGATGATGAGTTCGATCTCGGTGGCGCCATCGAACACCCACTGCGCCTTCTCGGTGCGCATCGCCGCTGCGGCGTAGAACATGAGCTGATCATTCTCTTCGGCGGACACCGCCACGCCAGAGCCGAACTTCCAATCGAGCACGATGGCCTTGTCGTCAATACGGCCCAAGAAGTCGGTCGAGCCGAACACGCCGGGCAGCAGATCGCCGAAGTTCACCAGCGTCTCGACGGCGTACTGCAAGCGATCGTCGGGGTCAATCTCGTCGAGCGCCGCCAGCGCCGGCAACAGCTTGTCGTCGATGAGTTCTTGCGTGAGTTCCTGCTCGTTGTACTTGGTGCCCAGGAAGTCTTCGGGCAGTGCGGTATCGCTGTCGAGCAGTTCGCTGATGACGTTGTGCAGCAGCGTGCCTTCGTCGGCGTATTTGCTGCTGGGCTGCGGGGGCATTTGCTGCACCAAGGCCACGCTGCCTGGGCAGTTGATGACGCGCTTGGCGGTGGAGCCGCCGACGATCTTTGAGTGTTGCACTGTAGTTTCCCGTTGTTGAGGCTTGAATGTAGCACAGAAAAATATCTTGTGCAAAAGTTTTTTATTGTGATAGAGTGCGGGCCATGAAAGAAGCCGAGATCGAAAAGCACTTCGACTGGACAGTCCAGCGCATGGGCGGCAAGACGTACAAGTTCACATCGCCCAACCAGCGTGGGGTCGCGGATCGTATTGCGTGCCTGCCTGACGGCACAACATGGTTCGTCGAACTCAAGACCACAGGCGGTCGGCTGTCGGAGTTGCAGAAAATCTTCTGCGCCGACATGGCGCGCCTGAAACAGAAGTACGCGTGCCTGTGGACGAAAGAACAAGTGGATGGGTGGGCGCGTGAAGCTGCGTGACTATCAAGAGACAGCCGCCGACTTCCTGTACGAGCACGACAGGGCGATGATCCTCGCGCCAGTGGGCGCAGGCAAGACGGCCATCACGCTCACGGCCATGAAGGCGATGCTCGACGACGACGTGGTCAAGCGTTGGCTGGTGCTCGCCCCTAAGCGCGTCTGCACCGACGTGTGGCCTGTCGAGGCTCCAAAGTGGGCGCCGGGCCTAGAGCTGGCCGTCGCTGTGGGCACGCCAGCCCAGCGCAAGGCGGCACTCGGCGCCCAAGTCGTCGTGATCAACTACGACAACATCCAGTGGCTGGCCGAGCAACAGCTCTCGTTCGACGGCGTGGTGTTCGACGAACTCACGCGCCTGAAGAACCCGTCCGGCGCCAGGTTCAAGGCGCTTGCCAAGGTGCTCGACTGCCCGATCCGCTGGGGGCTGACTGGCAGCTTCACCAGCAACGGCTTAGAGGACGTGTTCGGCCAGTGCAAGATCGTCGATCAGACGCTGCTAGGCCGCTCCAAAGGCGCGTTCATGCAGACGTACTTTGTTTTACTCAACCGTGAATTCGGCGATTGGGCACCGCGCCCAGGTGCGCTGGCCAAGGTCATGGAGAAGATTAAGCCCGCCACGTTCGTGCTGGAGCCGGGCGAGTACAAGGATAAGCTGCCGCCGCTGCACACGGTCGAGGTGCGCTGCGACATGGACCTAACCAAGTACAACGAGATGAAGAAAGACTTTGTCGTTGAGTTCCCCGACGCGAAAGCGATTGCGGTGAACGCCGGCGTTGTAACGGGAAAGCTGCAACAGATGGCCTCGGGGTTTGTCTATGAGACAAATAGTTTGCCCTCCATCACGCCCGGTAAGTTCATTGTTACACAAAAATCTGTGTGGTTTAGCACACACAAGTTTGACCGCCTTGACGAACTGATCCAAGAAAACCAACATGCCAACACTCTTATTGCGTACACGTATCAAGAAGAGCTTGCGCAGCTTCGCCGGCGTTATCCGCAGGCTCAAACGCTCGATGATGACCGCGCCGTGGAACGGTGGAACGCAGGGCAAATCGAGCTGCTACTGGTGCATCCGAAATCAGCCGGGCACGGGCTTAACTTGCAGTTTGGAGGATCGAAAATCGTTTTCCTGTCCCTGCCTTGGTCGTTGGAACTGTACGAGCAGACCATCGGGCGTTTGCACCGATCCGGGCAGCGCCACGATGTCTGGTGCTACGTCATGCTTACCAACAAAACGGTAGACGAGAAAATTTGGGCGGCGCTGCATGACAAGCGCACGCTGTCGGATATTGCAATGGAGGAGTTGAAGTGAAACGTGTAGATTTATGGCGCGCCAAACTGAAAGCAGCGCAGGCGGAGATGAAGATCGTGATGCGGCAGGCCAACTCGATGGCCAAACGCCGTGCTGCGCTGGAGAAGTTGATCAACGATATGGAGACAAAAATTGGCGCTGTCCTGGCGAAAACTTAACGAGGTTCTTGCGGGCTTGTCCGAGGAGCAGGTGTTACGCATGCTTGAAGACGAACGCATAACACACCGTCGCGCGACGGTTTTGGAGCGGCTGCACCAGCGGTACACCATGCTGCGGGCAAGCCGAGAGCGTATTGAACTACTAAAGGAAGCTAAACGACTATGACCACGAAACGATTTGCCCGCACCCTGGAAGAAGCCTTTGGCCCCGGCCATCGAGGCGGCATCTATGAGGCACCATCTGAATTTGGCTTGGTTGACAAAATCATCACTGGCGTGTGCGGCGTGATTTTGTTTGGCCTGTTCATTGCAATCGTCAAGGGGTGGATATGAGCGGCCCGTACTTTGAGACGTGGTCGCACGAGAGCCTCGCCAAGTTCGCCAATGAGGCGTACCTTAAACTGCAAAAGCAGGAGCAGGAGTTGCACGAGCTGCGGCTGCGCGAGAAGAATCCGTGGCCGTTCCCTAGGCGCGGCAACTATCCAGACGATATGCCGGAGGCGCCATTTTGACCCTACTACCGATCATCATCTTTCTGTTGGCCACCGCAGTCCTGCTGCTGGTCACGATTCCGTTCGTGATGCTTATGGTGGAGACTCAAGACGAACTGTGGACGAACATCAAGTTCTGGGCGGTGGTTGTCGCCGCGTGGGCAATCGTCTGGTTCGCGGTCAGCTATGGGCAGTAACGTCCGCATCAACAGGGTGCGAGAGGTTCTACGAGCATCAGAAGGGCTGACCGTGGCGCAGATTGCAGAGCTTGCAGGCACCGACCCGACGCACGCCCACAGGATCGTCAATAAATTGCCCGACGCCTACATCGACCGTTGGCTCAAGACCGGCAAACGCTTTGCGGCCGTCTGGTGCGTAATCGTCCCACCCCCACACTGTCCCAAACCTGAAAAAAAGAAATGATCGACTACTCTTACCCCTGCATGATGGCCGAGCGCGCCCTCAAAGACCTGCACAACGCCGCCATTGAAGGGCGGATGGACGACGCCCTAGAGCACGCCTTGGTGGCGATGGCCGAGGCGCGCCTGACCTATCAGGCGTTACGCCATATGCAAGGCGGCATCTCGCACTTCAGCGACACGGCGGCCCCAACCCTTACCGAACGTATCCCAAGTCGGTAGGGACTGCATGAACGCCAAGCGCGTCTCCTGATACTTCTCGACGATCTCTTTGGCGTCCATCGCAGCGACCTTGGCAAGCGTCCCGGCGCCAATCGCCCCATCGGGCACAGCACCCACGGTCTGTTGCAGCCACTTGGCCGCACGGCCTGGGCCGCTGTTGATCGCGGCGTCGAACACGGCGTAGTCCACGCCAGTGGGCAGCTCGTCGCCTTTGATCTTGTCCCAGTATTTAGCCTTGTACATCGGCCCGACGATCTCAGGCGTCAGCGCGCGCATGGCCTTCTCGTCCACCTCATGGCCAACCCACTCTTCCCAGACTCGCTTGGTGACGCCCAGGTTGGTCATGCCTCCTGGATCGCGGGGGTGATTGACGAAGCCACCTTCGTGGTGGAGGATGGCCTTCAGGGCGTCGTCGAAGTTGTCTTTCATTTCTTTCCTAACATTTCAGTTTTAGCTTGAGAGCCAGCGGACGATCCAAAATAATACGCAATGATGCCGGTCCACGCGGTGCCCAGCGAGCCGAGCATCATCAGGATGGCCGGGTTGTTGCTGTCCACCTTACCCAGCAGCATCATGGACAAGATGCCGAAGAAGCCCATCGTCACCGCCGCCGCCAGCAGAGGCGGAATCCAAGAGCGCGTCGCCACCTGCATGTCGCGAGCGCTTTTGCGGTCGTCCACCTCCAGCTTGGCGAAGTTCAGGCCCAGCTCCTGCGCCTGTTTCTGGAGTTCGATCTCGGCAATCTTGACCTGCGCGATTTGGTCGGCCGTCAGCTTGTTGTTATTGATCAGGTCGCCAACGTCCTTCTCGTCCACGCCAATGGCCTTGGAGATAGCCGAGACGGCCATACCGGCCAGCGGGCCACCAAGCGCCGTAGCGATGGTAGGTGCAATCTGTTTGAGCCATTCCATTACTGTTTACTCCTTGAAAGCATAGTTGCTGCGATTTGCAAGAGGACGCGGTACTGGTCCACATCCGGCGGTTCTTCTCTCCACCCCACGGTGATCTGCCCGACCAGCTTGCCCGGCTCTGGCGGTACGCCCACCCGGCACCCGTAGGTCATGCCCTTTTCCATGTACCACAAGCCGATCTCGCTTTGCGCCGTCTTGTAAGGCCCGCATGGAATCTCACCGGCCATGAGCGCTACAACGTCTCGGTTGTTGGCGATGTTGGAGGTGAAGAGGCCCACATCCAGCCCCTCGTGGGTCTTCTCCCGCCCCTGC